TTGAATGTTTTCACGGGGTCATATCCAGTGCTAGTTTGATGGCATGCTCGCCGGCAAGTTCAAATGCGTAGTAACGATCGCATTGGACCATAACTTCATTTTTCATGTTCACGGCTTTGTGTAGGTGGGAGTCGATGTACTTGGCGGAGTTTAGAAACTCAATGAGCTTTTCTTCATCTCCATCTTTTAACTTGTTAATATCTTGGCCAATCTCGTTGTAAAGATCCTTGACAATCGGGGACCAAACGTAATTGAATTCACCAATTGGAAAGACTGCGCATGGTACACCGTACTGACGCAGGAGATTTTTGCCGGTCTCACCCAGGCAGAACATTGTCTGCGAGCGAGCACCGAAGCCGAATTTCTTTTTGAACCAGTTGTCCATGATCTGGTGTTGCTGCCGTTGGCTGTCTTTCGGCTTGCGATCTTGCCGAACAGTCTTCTCCCAGTAAATGAGGTCGTGTTCACGAGGTGAGTCAACACCAGGACGGATGGACAACGCAGTGTCAATAGGAATTCCACCTTCGGCAACACCGCGATACAACAGACCATGTTGTTTCGACTCTTGCAGGAAAGGTTTGCAGTCGCGCTCGATCAGTTCCCTGAACGTGATGGCTTCTTCTTCGGTGATAAATTGTTTGAATGTAATCATTATGTTTTGCCAGTCGTTAGTGACTCTCGTAGCAGCGTTGCGTATTCCATAGGGAACGCATAGTAGCTGCTACATTGGACCATGATCTCATTACGACCACGACATGCGTGCTGCAAATCCGTTGTTTGGTAACCAGCGCCTCCCAACCATTTGGTAATCTTTTCTTCCTCGTATTCATCCATGACGTTATACATGTCCTCAACATGTTCTGACCAAACGTATTTGATATCACCAATTGGGAAGATAATGCAGGGTGTTCCATAATGAGAAAGTTCATTACGATGAAGTCCAGCACCGGCTGCGAACACACAATTTGTGCGGGCACGGATGCCGAACTTTTCATTGAACCAATCATCAACAATGGTAGTGCGCTTCCTAGACATGTCCTTCGGTTTACGATCGGTGCGAACAGCCTTCTTGATGAAGTCCATGTTGGTGCCGTCGTAAGCCTCGGTCGATCCAGGAATACCAGTATCAATCTTGACACCACGATACAGGAATCCACCCTTGGCTTCTTTTAAGAACAGGCCGCAATGCTTCTCGAGAAGAATCTTCACCTCTGCAGGTGGTTCTTCTCCAAGAAATTTGTCCTCACCTAGATATTGCTTGAATGTTATCATGGAACCTTCTTGCTGGATGGATTCATTGTCGTATCCATATTCAGAATTTGAAGCTGACTTGGTCGGTGCGCAGAACGCTGGGCACGGCGATCGGTCTCGACATAAATCCAATCGTTCTTGACGATCGAGAATTTGTACAGGCGAGCAGCCAGGTTGAGCTGAGGCGCGTACTCAAGTCGGTAGTATTCTCCGTCCTTAGCTTTCGAAACATCAGGCAACTTGTCGAAGCCAGTCGTGTATGGTGCTCCATCTGGTGGCAAGCCATCCTCGACATACAGGCCAACACCATCGTACGAACCTGGTTGGCGGAAGCGATTGGTACCAGATGCTTGCTCGCGGACGTTCGTTCCCTTTTCTGGAACAGCGCGAACTGCTTCGGCTTCGTTTGCCTCGGATGCTGTGAGTCCCATCGTTTCGATTTGTTCAACACCTTCAAAGAATCGGAAGTCGTCAGTGATGTATTTCTGTGTGTCGGCTGTGCCGAGCAAATCGCGGTGCTCTTGACCTGGAATAAGTTGTTGAGCCTGGAAACGGTAGATGATCGGCTTCCAACCAGAGGTGAAACCATCCGCTGCCCAACCACCGTCAGTTACTTCCAGGAACTTACGCACTGGGCGAAGGTGTTGATCCCACTGCATTTCAGATGGGACTTCAAGGATGTCTCCAATTACGATTGGCCGACCAAGTGCTCGCACCATGTCAGCGAAGGATACAGTGAACGAATAGATGTCAGCCATCTGGAAACCGAACTTTGACAGGTCAGACACAGCGTCAAATGGGGTGTACTGTGCTTTGAGCTGGATAGATGATTTCGCGTAGTCGCGATCACGGTTCTCCATGAAGAGCGGGTCTTGGATATCGTCAAGCGTTGTTGCCTGGTAATCGAATAGCTCGAGCTTGTCTACAACCCATGGCGAACCATTGCTGGCACCAGCGAATGATGTAGGTACAATCCTCCAGTAACGGGATGCAGCTGACTGCTTGATACGAATCAACGCACCTATTGCTGCATTCGGCAGGTTGACAACGTCAACACGCTTCCATTCCATCTCGACAGGAACCATGAACGAATCGCCAGATTGGAACGGCACAGCACCTGGGTTGATTGTGAACGAGCCTTCTGGCGAATTGAATTGAGCGCCGACAGTTGCTTCACCAAGGATCGATGTGCCTTCGTTCGACGTGTACATGACCGTAAACTTCATCGGCGAATCAGCAAACAGCATGAATGATCCTGGACGGGAACCAAAGCCTGGGCGGAATCCACCCACGGCGCCGTCACCGACCTGAGCATTGGACGTTGTGATCTTGAACTGGTTGACCGTGAAGTTTCCGTCGGAGCGGTCAACACGAACCTGCATCGCACGAGTAGTCGCATCCGGTCCTTGCTGGATACGGAAACTTGTGATGTGTTGGGAGTCAGGTGCACCAGGCGCGTTCTCAGGTTCGCCGAAAGAAGTCTTGCGAATACCAAAATCATAACCAATATACGCGGGTCCTTGCAGAACGTCTAGGCCAGTGGTTGAGCTGACCCAACTGTCGGCCAGCTCGTCAAACACATTGGCAACATCTCCGCTCGACCCGATTGCATGGCCAGCACCAACGAGGTCAATCAGCTTGCCCTGCTCGTGGTTACCCAGGAGCTTGAACACATTGACTGGCGCGCCAGAGATGTTCAGTGCTTCAGCAGCAACTGCATCCTGGTAAGTGTTCTCAGTGTATGCGCAAACGTCTTGCGAAAGCCTGTACGTACCAACGCAGAATTCCGGAGGCACGTAGGTTCCACCCCCACCAGGCGGTATGACTGCGCCAGGGCCAAGTGGTGGGGCGTAAGGCAGACCCGAGTTAGGGGTCACCGGATTGTTGAAGGAGCCTGCAGCATCCAGGCATTCCTCAAGTGTAGTTCGTTTTGGTGGTAGTGGTGTAGTCATTTAATCATTCCAGTCAGGAGCGTTCCAGTGTTCTTGCAGTTCTTCAAGTAACTCTGGATATTGATCAGCCCATTCCATAATTCGTTTTGCGTCTGCTTCTTTCATGCGGCCGATAGTTGGAATGAATCCAACTTCACCCTCGATCCAGACTTCACCATCTGAGTCGTGGTTACCTACCTGTGCACCGGTCGTGTTACGAAGGAACAGGGACGGTGTCATCACAGCTTCCCATGCCTCGTATAGATTGTCCAACTTGAGACGCTTCATGTACTTGTACAATGAGGCAATGGACGAGCTTTGGTCACCCTCATCTTCCACGTGCCGTTGCACATCTTCCAAATCGATATTCTTTAAGGCAGATACCAATTCAGGATAGGTGTCATGCTTGTCGGTCATCAGCGATTCCGACACCTGGTTAAACTCTTCAATGGTCATATTCGAAATTTTGGTCTCGGCATCCCACAAGTCTCGGTCACCAACAACGCCGATCTTTGCTTCATCTTGTACAATGAGGAGAGCAGCCGAACCAAAGCCTTGAGCGATGTCTCGGTCATCGGCAGCGATCCAAGCCTGTGAACGCTTCGGCCAGTCTTTGAACATGGGATGATTGTCAAACCACAACGTGTAGTTGTTGTATGTGTTGGCGCTCTTGCGTGGCTTTTCACCAAGCGATGAACCCAGACGCAAACCCTTTTCGCCATCGCCAGAGCCACCACGGTATAGGAACTTTGGCCCCGACATATACACTTTCGCGTTCGTGTCCGCCCACTTGATGAAGGCTTCTACGCCGACAACTGCGGTACGTGATTCGGAAAGGAATTGTTTAAAAGTCTGCATTTAATCGTCCGCGCCTTTGCGGTTCCATTGTGCTGTGAGTTGTTTTGACAACTCCTCGTTTTTATCTTTCAACCATTCAGTCAAAAGCACTTTGTCTTCTTCGCTTATTTGATTCCTGTCAAGTGAAATGAATCCGCATTCACCTTCGATCCAAACCTCAACGCTACCACTCGAATCGATGTTCGCACCGGTAGTCAGGCCGAAAATCTCTGGTTTGACGAGACCATTCCAAACATCCCACATGTCGTCCCAATTTCTCTTGTCCATCTCTTTGAGCAAGTGCTCAAGTTGGTCCTCATAGAACGGAGCGAGATTAATCTTGTCGTCATACCA